TAGCCTCCAAGTCGTCGATCATGCGGGCGGGTTCTCGTTCTCGCGAGGGTAGCTTGCCCGCTTGCCATAGTCTAGTCGTCCCATGCCTTGACGGTCGCGACCATGGTCGGCAACGCGCCTTCGGTCACTTCTACCGCGAGCAACGGGTGAAGTCGCTCGACGTTCACAAGCGCGACTTCGGGCACCGACATCGTGACCAGAAGATGCGCACGACGACGACCGCGAACGACGTCGGGATCGTCGATGTATTGTGTCGAGTCGAGAGCGAAGCTCGCGACTTGGTTGAAGTAGCTCGGCAACGTGAGCCGAATCGAATACGACGTCGCGCTCGAACGCATCGCGGTCGAGATGCCCGCGACCATCGACCGCCGCTCGGCTCGCCCGCTCGCCCATAGCTCGACCGTGAATTGCTCGACGTGATCCGAGAGCACCGCGAGCGCGGTGCCGACGCCGTACACGTCGAGCGTGCCTTCGCAGATGTCGGGCGCGCCGAGCCCGTACGCTTCATGCGTCGCCCGCCCCGGAAGGAACGCGACGCCGGGAAACTTGAGATCGACAACCGAGTCGGGTTGTTCGAGATGGATGTTCGCGATCGGGATCCGATACTTGATCGGCGGTGCGCCCTTCGTGTTCGTGCGGTGAAGGTCGAGCACCGACAAGAACTCGCGAAGCCGCCGAAGTGCATGCGTGCGGGCATCGAAGTCGGGCAACGGTTGCTCGGGTCGGGGCGGATACACTTGCCCGATAGGCGAGTCGATCAATTCGGATGCCTTCACCATGCGTCAAGCCTACACGCGACGAAGCTCGTTCTCCACTTCGCGCCGAATGATGTCGGGTGCGAGCTTCATTGCATCTTCGAGAATGCGAAAGCCCGTGCCGCCGTTGAAGAACCCGCGACGTTGCGCGGCGAGCGCGATCCCGTACGCCGCCGACCGCGCTTCGGCACCCGATGCGATGCCCTTGCGCTGGACCCATTCGGTCAACGCGTTGACCAAAGGGAAGCCGACCTTCACGCTACCGCCGCGAACGCCCCATTCAATGAACGCCGCATGCGGTTCGGTGTTCTCGATCGTCGCTCCATCGGCTTCGGGGTACGACCGCCAACCCGCCCGGAACACGCCCCGGTCGACGGGTTGCGGCGACTTCGTTGGAATGATCCGAAGCGTGATCTCTTGCACAAGCGCCGCCGCCGCCGACACGAGCCCGCGCACCGCCGCCGCCTTCATGTCGGGCTTCAACTCGCCGTCGATCCATGCGGCGGCTTCTTCGAGCTTGATCGTCTTGTCGGGCATGGATCAAGCGTGCCACATGGACGATCGATCATCCATCTCGACTCAGAACTCGGAAGGGTCGGGTCCGACCTTCGTGCGCCCCGCTCGCGTGAAGTCTTCGCTTGCTCGCTCGATCGTGCATTGCCAGCACACGTTGCCTTCGTTGCGATAGGGCTCACCGAGCAAGCGATACCGATCGCGCTCGGGCGGGTTGTCGCCGCGCCCGTCTTCGACGACTTCCCAGAAGAAGTCTGTCGGCTCGGTGCGCACGTCGTCGCTTGCTCGTTTCGGGGCGACGATCGGGTTGCCGCCTTCGTCGGTCGACGGAATGATCCGCCCTTGAAGCATCTCTTTCGTGTACCGAAGCGAGATCAAGTTGATCGTCAATTGCCCGACCGGAAGCTTGCCCGCCGAATATGGTTGCCCTTGAACGGCGGTTTCGGGCGACACGTCGGGCGTCGGAAGTAGCTCGACCCGAGCGATCACCTTTTCGTCGCCTTCACCGCGATACTCGCCGGTCCATCGTGTCCAGACCAAGAACACGCGGTTCGAGCGGATCCCGAAGCGGGTCGCAAGTTGTCGCAAGCGCGGGGCGAGCCGAACGCCAAGTCGGTTGGCAAGGGTTCGGCTCGCTTCGGCGGATGATAGGGCGCGCGGCTTCGGCATGGTGCCTCCAAGGGCTCGATTGTATCGGGGAAGGGTTCGGGGTGTCGACCGGGCGGTCGAGCCCTTCTAGGGGCGTTCTCGGGCGGGCGCGGGGCGGTCTAGTGAACGACGGGAACATTGATCCCGCCGCCGCGCTTGTCCCATGGGTTCGGGTACACGCCGAGAAGGTTCGCAAGGCTTTCGCGCCATCGGTCGTACACGCGCACAAGGGCTTCTTGTTCGTCCTTTCGCAACGTGATCTCACCGATCTTTTCGACCGCGAGAAGCTCGTGATCCGCGACCATCTGTTCTTCGATCGAGTCAAGGATCTGCAATTGCCGACGAAGCTCGGGCAACGCCGCTTCGAGAACCCGATTCATCGCCCCTTCGATCACGAATTGCGTCTCGACCGCCGCCGGGGTTCCGAGCACGAAGGTCGACGCTTCGGCAACGTTCAGAAAACCCAAATGGTGACGGCACTTGATCTTCTCTTGTTCGGTCAATGGCATGACGTTACTCCCACCCACAAGCGGATGATCCCGAGCGCCCGACGCTTGTGGAATTCGACGCCGACCCCCCGCCGCTTCAAGAAGGCTTCGAGCGGGCGATCCCGCTTGCTCGAATTACAAGCCTTGCAAGCGGGAACGACGTTCCCGAAGTCATGCGACCCTTCGGGCGGCGGAACCAAGTGCTCGATCGTGAGCTTCGCATCCGTGCGCCCGCAATAGATACAAGCGTTCCCGTGTGCTTCGAAGATCGTGTTGATGTCGTCGACCGAGAGCACGAATCCCACCGCCTTATCCCGAGCCCGCCGCTTGTGCGCCGCGTTCGCGTAGTATTCGGGGTGCGCTTCCGCGTATCGCTTCGCCGCCGCCTTCACGCGACGACGGTGTGCCGGATCGGTCCTCCATCGGCGCTTCGACCGTTCGCGTTCGTATTCAGGGGTTCGTTCACGCCATCGCTTGGTTGCTTCGCGGCTTGCCCTGGCATATTCGGGGGCTTCCCGGCGCTTCCGTTCCCCCGCCGCATGCAACGGGCGGCGACAAGCCTTGCACGGCATCCGCCGCCCGTGTGACAGCATCGACCCGCAACTCGTGCATCGGAGCCCGACGATCTTGCCGGTCACGTCACGCTCGATCTCGATCAACTTGCGGGCCATGCCATCGCCCATTTCGCTATAGCAATTCTTCGATCGGTTCGTCGCGCTTCGTCGGGTCGATCTCGGCAAGGCGGATCCCCTGCCGTTGCAACGCCCGGATGTTGTAATTGAGCGTGTCGATTTCCTTGCCTTCCTTCAAGCGGGTGCGAAAGCCGTTGACTTGCGCGACACCGCCACGGACCACCGTGAAATATCGCACGCGTGGACCTTCGGGTTCGTCGTCGCTCGGCTTGACGGCACTTCCTTTCGGGGTCGTCGCCGCCGCATCTTGCTCTTCGACGGGTGCGAGCTTCCGATCCTTGACGGGTCCGGCGTCGAGCGTTTCGACCTTTTCTTCTTCCTTCTTCGTTCGCATGTTTGATGCCTCCTTCGGGCATTGTGTCGACGCCCCGATGTTCCGTCAAGGCATCGACTTCGGCGCGGCAAGGGGGGGCGAGCGAAGCGCGCCCGGTCCATCGCCGCGCATGATGATCACGAGCCCTTCGACGGGCTTGCCGTTCCGAACGACGTGCCATCGCGACTCGAATTCGGGGGTCGTCAAGTATGCTCGCGCCCCTTCGAGCGCGGGATCTTCAAACAAGATCCCTTCGTCGTCGATCGCGACGACGATCGCGAAGTGTGCGTTGTCCCATCGCCCCTTGTATCCGCCGCTCGGCGGCTTGCTTTCCGACCACGCTTGAAGCGGCACGACCGGAAGCTCTCCGACTTCGAGCGACGCGGCGAGATACCCGACCGACGCACCTTCGACGATCTCGGCGTCGAGCCCGAACGCCCGCGCCCCTTCGGCCATCCGGTCGTACGTCGTGCCTTCGCCCGGTGTCGTGCAAAGCAACGCCGCAAGCTCGCCTTCGGTCGGGGTCGGCTTCCCGAAGTACCGAAGCACGCCCGCGAGCGTCGCCGGTCCGCAAGTGTACTTCGTCGATTGCGCGACATCGGGAACCGCGACACCGCGACCCGATGCTACGTTCGCCCATGCCTTCAAGGGATCCATTCGTCGAGCCTACCACAAGCGAGCGCCGCCGCCGGTTGCTCGACGACGGCGCTCTTGCGCATGGCTTGCAACGAAGAAGGGGAACGCGGGGCGGGCAACCGGGGGGGCGGGATCGACCCGCCCCGCGTTCAAGTTGATCAATCGAGCGCGTGTTCGATCACGATGGCGCGCTTGTACCGCTCGGGTCCGCCGCTCGACACGTCGCTCGGAACGGGGAACGACGTTGTGCAGGACCACGAAGCCGCAACGACGTCTTGAAGGCGATTCAACGGGGCGCGAAGGATCAACCGAATCCGCTCGGTCTGCACTTCGATCCCCGCGTTCACGATCGTGAATTCCCCGACCTTGCCGGTCACGCCCGCTTCGGTCACGTACGCCTTTTCGTCGAGATACTTCTCGACCAAAGCGCCGCGCCCGGTGACAACGATCCGACCGATGTTGATCCCGGTCTCGTTCGTCGTTTCCGCGCCGATGTCTTCCGAATAGAACGCGTTCACGCCCGTCGCGACGCGAGCGCCCGCATTCTGGAAGTCGGGCGCTTCGTTGTTCAGGTAGCTCGACGCGCCCGCGATCGTTCCGATGAACGCTTCCTGATAGTACGACCCGTTGGGAAGCGCCGTGTTCAAGCGCTGGAAGGCAGCATCCGCGAAGACCTGCGAATTGCCGTCCGTCGAGATGTGCGCGTGGTAGTACCCATCTTCGTGCGGTTGCACGTTGTTCTTGCGAAGCCGATTCACCGCGTTGATCAAGTCCTGCAACACGAACACGTCGGCGGCACCGATCGCGTCGACGGAAGCACCGCCGCCCGAGCGGATCACTTGCGGTGCTTGCGAAGAGACGATCGGCGTGCGAGCCGCGATGCCCGCGCCGCCGAGCGCCGCGTCGAGAAGGATCGTGCCCGGACCGAACGGGTCGTCGGGGTTGTCGGGCGTGTACCCGATCACGTTTCGAGTGCCGATGCCGGTGATCGTAACCGCGAGCGGGGTTGCCGCCGACACCGGGGCGGGCCGAACCTGCGAACCCGTGAGCACGACATCCGTGAAGCCGTTCAACGCCGCGACGCGCACCGTCGTCGCCGCCGCACCCGCCGCCGCGATCGAAAGCGTGTGCCCCGAAAGGTACGCCTTGAAGAGCGAATTGCGCGGGATCCGGTTCAACGACTGTCCAGCTTGCAATCCAAGCTGGTGGATGTTCCGAAGGAACAAGTCGGCGTTCGACACGACCGACGTCGGAATGTGCGTGTCGATCGTTCCGGCGTAGCGTTCGAGCCGAGCGACCCATTGCTCGAAGCTCAACGCTTGCGGGGTCGGGTCGACGCCCGGTGCGATCGGCTTCACTTGCGGGGCGAGCAAGCCCGGTCGAGACATGAAGATTTCGGTTCCGGTGTTCGCCGCCCATTCCTCTGAGATCGCTTCGGCGCGATACATGAGAGCGGGGAACAAGCCATCGTGAAAGGCTCGTTCGAGCAAGCCTTCTTGAACGAGCTTCAACACGGCGGGCGGTACGCCAAGAACTAGAGACATGATCGGTTCTCCCTATGGTTCGACATCGTTTCGAGCTTCGCGCAACGTGTGTCGATTCCACCGATTGACCGCTGGCGTGCCGCGTGTTGACCGTGCGCTTCCGATCCCGAGCGTGCCATGCGTCGGACCGCCGGTCAATCCGGCGGCTCGCTCGAAAGCGGGCGTGCTCGGGCGGGAAGGGGGCGAGAAGGGCTTGAAGGGGGGCGGATCGGGGTTGGGGTCGTCGCCGTGAGTCGACGCGTTCTCGGGCGTTCTACCAGCCACGAATGCCGCGTCGCTTCAACTCGGCACGGGCTTCGGCTCGCGTCATGCTGTTGGGTTGCCCCGGTCGGAAGGTCTTGCCTTCGGGCGACAAGCTCGGATCCGCCGATTGACCGCCGCGCGGGTTCGGCGGTGTCGCGACACGAGCGGCGGGCGTCGTCGTCGTGATCGGTCGACGTCGCGGCTTCGGCGGCTCGGCGGCGTCGCCTTCCTTCGGCGGTTCGGGTTGACGCAATGCGAACGCGGGCTTCTCGCGAGCGAACTTCGCGAACCATCGGTCGATGTCCTTTTCGGTCAACCTTGCGGTTTGGGCGGGCGTCAATCCCGACACATATTCGACGAAATCGTTCCGGGCGTACTTCCAGAATCCGGGGTCGATGTGTCGAGCGCCGATCCCTTGGATCATCGCGTCTTGCTTGTCGTACACGCTTTCGGTCTTGACTTGCCGAAGTTGCGTTTCGAGCGCTTCGCGCTTCTGCCGTTCGGCTTCGAGATCCGCTTCGAGCTTCTGTTCTTTCGTGAGCTTCTCACGTTCGGCTTTCTCGCGAGCTTCACGAAGTGCTCGAAGCTCGGCGCGTTCCGTTTCGAGCGACTTCGGATCTTCGATCCCAAGCTCGCGAAGAACCGCCGCCCGAGCATCGCGTTCGGCTTGCCGCTTCGCGCGGTCGAGCCGCGACGCGAACGCTTCTTCGGTCAACGTGATCTTCGCCTTGCCTTCGGGCTCACCTTCGCCGCCGCTTGCCGCCCCTTCGGCGGGCTCGCCGGTCGTCGGCGGGTTCGCACCCGCCGGTTCGCCGGTCGTCGCTTGTGCGGGCGGTTGCGCCCCGTCGTCGGGCGTTGCGGCGGGTTCGGTCGACACGGGTTCGCCCGTCGACGAACCCGTGAACGGTTGACTTGTGCGGGGTTGCGCCGTCGCGCCGCCCCTTGGATCGGTTCCTGGCATCTATCCTCCCTTTCGTGCGCGCTTCGATCGACGGGCGTCGACCTACATGATCAAGTCGGAAGTGTCTTCGAGCGCGGTGTCGAGATCGACGGGTTCGTCGTCGATGTCGCGGGAAGGCGACACGAGCAACGTCACGTCGCACGACACGACCGCATCGGCGGCGTTGAAGTTGACGTTCGCCTTCGGCACGTCGAGCGCCGCTTGCGTCGCGGCGGGCGCACCGGGCGCGACGATGATCTTGTCGGTCGCGACGCCCGCGACCGTGCGACCCGTTGCCGCCATGAGATACACGACGCCGCGATCGGCGTATTCGGCGGGAATCGCGAACACGTTCGCGACGACGACTTGATCTTCGAGCGTGACAACTTCGCCGCGCGCGGGAACATACTCGACGTCGACGTCGACATAGTCCGACGCCGCGAGAACAACGATGTCGCCGTTGGGTGCAACCGCGATCTGCGCGTCGGCGGGCGTTGCGTTCGGCGCTTGGATCGCAAGCTCACCGAGCGTACCCGCCGCGTTCGTCGCTCGGGCATAGGCTCGGGTGATCTCGGCGGCGGCGGTGTTCTTCGCCGCGAGCCCGAAGCTTTCGAGCGTCGCAAGCTGGCTCACGTCGGCGGCGGGTTCGGCCATCCGAAGCGACTGGTTGATCTGACCCCGAAGCAAGTCGCCCAGCCCGATCTTGCGGAACAAGTCGGCCAACGTGTTCGGGTTCGCCCGGTTGAAAGAAGCTTTCATCGTCATGTTCTGATCTCCCTACTCGTACCGTTTGATCGCGCTAGCGTTGACCGCTCGCGAAGTATTCGACCGTTGCGCTCCCTTGTACTTCGAGCAACTTCAAGAACTTCGACGTCGGGAATTCGAGCATCGTGATCCCGTCGATGGGCACGACCGCGACAACGTTGCCGCCGACCCCATCGTCGGTCGTGAGCCGAAGATCGACCGGACCGCTCGGCTTGAAGTACAGAACATCCGCTTGCGTCACGGTGTCGCCCGACCCGACGCCCGAGAGCGCGACGAATGCGGCGGGCGAAGCGACAAGCCGCGTCAAGACGCCGGTTGCAACACCGAACCCCTTCGGGGTCGTGCGCATGCGAAGGGGAACCGAGAACGTCGAAGCGGGGAACGTGTCGCCGCCGCTCGGCGGTCCACCGATCAACGCGCCTTGTAGGTCGATCTGTCCCATGGGTTCCCCTTATTCGCCGCCACCGAGCTTGAACGGCATCGAACGGTTTGCTTCGGGCGACTCGACGATCGGGATCTTGCCGCCCGCCGGAACCGATTCGGCGTTCTCGGGCTCGCCGGTCGTGGCGGGCTCGCCTTGCGTCGCCATGACGTCACGCCCCTTGCTTCCCGCATTGCCGCCGGGGTTCTGCAAGAAGTTGTTCGGGGCGGCTCGACCTTCGTTCATGCCGCCGTTGCCGTTCCCGAAAGGGCTCTTCGTTCCGCTTGCCATGTTCAACTCCGTTTCGTCGTGAAGGCTAACGTGCGCGCCGCTCGATCGTCAACGCGACGATCTCACGATACCCGCATCGGCTTGTTTCCCGCGTCGTTGACGGGTCCAGCTTTCGGCCATGGGATCTCTTCCCCGCGCTTCGCGCTTCCGGGCGTCGGGTGATCCGCGACCGCAACTTCGTTCGCGGCGACGTCGGCGGATGTTCCGTCGCGACGTGCTTCGTCGGCAACTTGCGGCGGTGCGGGCGGTATCGGTTGGGTGAAGCGCCCCGACGAATCGCGGGGCGGCGTCGACGTTGCGAGCTTGAAGGGCTTGGCCATGCGTCGAGCGTACCGTGAAGCCGCTCGACGGGCAAACCGCGCTATCGCCCGATCGTTTCGGCAACCATGATCTCGAACGCTTCTTCACGTTCGACTTCGGCAAGCCATTCGGCGTAGTCGGGATGGTCGGGTCCGATCTCGATCATCGAATCCGTCAACGTTCCCGCATCTTCGCCGTCGACGATCTCGCCGCGTTGCGGAACAAGCAACCGATCTCCATCCAAGCGTTGCGGTGTCATGGCTTCACGTTTCCCTTCCCGCCGAACACTTCGCGAACAACGAAGTCGATCCATTCGCTATCATACCGCGCAACCGCGACCGCATAACCTCGCGTCGAGATCCATCCGATCGTTTCCGCGAAGAACTCTTGTCGCCCCGCTTGCCCGCCCGGACCTTCCTGCTTTTCGTAGCTTGTGAGCTTGCCCGCCTTATACAAGCGGCGGTGCGCTTTGCGGGTTGTCGCATGATCATCGAACCCGAGTCGATCACCGATTGCATGCCCGACTTCGTGCGCCGCGACCCCGCGCTTCGATCCCGCACCCGCTCCCCTTCCCGCACCGATGCCGACCATACGCCGCGACCCCGAATAAACGCCCGCGACTTCATCCCACGTCGAACCCGCTTCCCAACCGCGCGGTTGCTTTCCCGATAGCCAAGGGAACAACTTTCCCATGCCCTTGTTCCCGAGTCGGATGCCCGCCCAATTCGTTTCGGCAAGCCGCTCGAATACAATAGTCGGGATCTGTCCGATGTCCTGCAATCGCTCGCGAACAAGCGGCGTGTCGCGATCTTGCACTTCCAATCGGTGCCCGAGCGCAACCCGAGTCGCCTTCGGAAGCTCGGTCAACCCCATCACAACCTTCGCCGCCTTCGCTCGTTCTTTCGCGAGCGCGGTTGCTTCATAGTCGATCACGATCGCATCGACCTTGAAGCGACCGAGCAAGCGTTGCGCGGCAACTTCGTCGGCTCCCATGATCACGAACATCTCGCCGCCCTTCCGAACGACGACAACCGGATCGGTGTAGGTCATTCCCGATCCGGTGCGTTCGATCTTCCCGCGAACGCTTGTCAGGCTCACGTTAGATTCACCATCGATTCGGTGAGCAAGCTTCAATTGATCGATCCGAACCGACGACTTCGCCGCACCCGCAACGGTGCGCTTCCCTTCAAACACTTCTCGAACACCGCTCGTCCATTCGATTCCGAGCGATTCGCGAAGGTCTTGCCCGAGCGCGAACATGGTTCGGGCAACGCCCCCTTCGAGCGGCACGAACCCGAGCGACTTCGACGGGATGTCATCCTTCTTGACGCCCGAGATCGTTCGCAACGTGCGTTTTGCCCGGTTCGCTTCCGGCGTAAGCATGAGATCCAACCCGCCGCCCGCCATGGCTTCCGACCATGGTGCCGACTTCGCAACCCCCTTCGGGCGCGGTGCCCGGATCTCTTCGAGATCAAGCGGGGCGTTGCTTCCCCACTTCACACCTTTGCCGAGCACCGGAAGCTTCTCGCCGTCGACCATGACGCTCGGCGGTTCCTTGCTTGCGCTTGGCGGTGCCTTCACGGGCTTCTCGGGCTTCGGCTTGGCTTCGGGTGCCTTCGTCGCTTCCGGCGTCGTCTCGGGCGGTTCTTGCGGCTTCGGCAAGGGTTGCACCTTCCCGAATTCTTCGAGCGGGATCGTTGTCATCTTCGGGCGCGGCGGCATTGCCGACTTCCGCCCTTCCCGACCCCATGCCGCCGCGATCTCGCCGTCGCTTCGCCATCGAAGCGTGTCGGGGATCGGCCAAGACAACCGATGCGGAACGACGATCTCGCGGTCGTTCGGTCGGTTCGGCGGATGCATGTAAGCACCGAACCACGACTCGAACGGTTCGTCGACGCGGCGGATCTGTCCGTGTACCGCGTAGGAATCGGCGGCGGTGCGGTCGTCGAAGGTCGCCGCAAGGATCTTCACCGCGTCACCGAGCACCTTGTTCGTTTCCCCGATCGTTTCCCAATTCGCCCGGTTGTTCGCCGCCATGACTTCGGTCCGAACGATGCGTTCCGCCCACATGGTGCCCGAGCCCGCGTTCATGCCCGTGAGAAAGGGCGACTCGCGAATGATCGCTTCGCGTGTTTCGTTCCACGGTTTGCCCGCAACGAACCGAAGTTGAAGTTGCTCTTCAAACTTGCCGATCACGTTCGTGCCATACCGATCAAGGATTCCGCGCTTGCCCGGATGCGGTGCCTTCATGCTCGATTGCGGCTCGCCCGAAGTCGCAAGCCGACGAAGCACGCTCGACTCCATGCCCGACACAACCGTGTCGAGAATCATCGCTTCGTGAAGTCGCGGGGCGCTTGCCGCGCCGATGCCAGTGAAGAAGCGCTCGGCTTCCCGCATGTATGCGAGCGAGCCTTTCACCGCGCTCGACGCCGTGACTTGCGATTGCTCGACGATCAACGTCGTGATCCCGCGTCGAAGGGGAACGAGCACCCGTTTGATCTGTTCTTTCGCGATGCGGGCTTGTGCATGCGAGAACGCTTCGCGACCCGCGCCCGGTCCGCTCAACCCGGCGGTTTGCCGAAGCCTTTGATCAAGCTCGGCGTTCGCCTTGTTCAATAGCTCGACAAGCCGCTTCCCCGATGCCGCCTTCGCATAGCGGATCGCTTGCTCGCGGTTGCGCCGCAAGCGCTCGGCAAGTTGATCGAACCGGGGCGGCATGGATCACTTCGTCGTCGTCGCCGTCGTCGCTTTCATCGCCCATACGCGGATCGCGTCGCGGTACTTCGGGTCGATCATGTCGAGCGCGGCGGCAACCGTTTCGGGGTCGCTCGCGCCGAGCTTCTCGAACACGCCGCCGATCGCCTTCGCCGCCCAGATTGCAAGATCGCTTTCGGGTGAAGCGGGCGCGGTTGCGGGGTTCTTCGTCGGTGCCATGGATGCCTCCGTATGGATGATCGATCATCCATCGCCAAACGGACCGCGACGGGGCGACGGTTCCGGCGGCTCGACGGGCTCGCCCGCCGCCTTGCCGCGCGCCCGCATCTTGGCGCGGTACTCTTCGACCATGATGTCGCCATCGGGGTCGGGCGACCCATCTGCGAACGCAAGCGGCGGCAACCCGACCGCCGCCCGAGCTTCGTTGACTCGCACGACGGCATCGGTGTCGCGGATCTTGCCCGTGATCGAATCGTCGTATTCGCCGCCCGGTCCGCTCGCGCCGCCCGGTGGCGGATACATCGCCGCTTCTTCCGCCGCCTTCGCTTCGGCGTCGGCTTTCTTGTCGAGCGTCAATTCGTCGAACACGGTACGCGGGTCGAGCTTGTACGACCGCGCGACGATCTCGACCGCCGCCCGTTGCGAAAGCACGGGCTTCCCGCCGACCGCGACCGACATGGATTGCGTTGTGACTTGCCGGTCGGCAACGGTCGGCTCGAAGAAGTCGCCCCAGTCGATCGACAAGTCGCCGCCGTTGCCCGGAACACGCTCGACTAGCTCGACGACTTCGTTGCCTTCGGTATCGCGCCCCGTGACAACGACGCGCAACGGAAGCGACAAGCGGTATTCGATCGGCGTCTCGACTTCCCATTCTTCGCCGGTCACTTCGTCGCGTTCGATCTCGACTTCGACACCGGGCTCGGCATAGCGCTTCTTCGCATGCGCGACCATCTGTTCGAGCACGCGTTCGATCGCCTTCCCGTATTGCGTGCGAAGCACCGATCCCTTCCCCAACATCGGGGCGTAAACAAGCCGAAGGGCGACCGCGCTTGTTCCCGCCGCCGCGATCGCGTCGGGGTCGGGAATCACGCATTGCGCGACTTCAAGCGCCGAATCCCGCGACCCGTCGAAGAGCTTCATGCCCGCTTCGAGCGACGACCCCGAAAGCTCCATGTATGAAGCGTCGCCATCCTTGCCGACCGCAAGCGCGTTGTCGCTTCCCTTCTTCACGCCGAACTTCGACACCATGTTCGGGTCCATCTTCAACACGAGCGTCGGGTCGAGATTGACCGCCGCGCCCCGGTGGATCACCGATGAAAGCACGTCGAGCGCGTTGAAGTTTTCATAAAGCTCGGCGTAGTCGGGTTGTCCGTCGACCGTCGTCGTATCGTCTTCGGGTAGGTTCTGGATCCACACGAAGTGCGCGAAGCCGTCGCCGTGAACGTAGGTTCGCTCTTCGTCGACTATCCATGTCGGGTTCTGGTCTTCGACCGGGATCTCGACGAAGTATACGTCGGCAAGCGGGGTCCAATCACGGCGGAACCAATACCACCGACGCACGATCTCGCCCTTCGCGGGGTCAACTTCGTCGCGCGGGAATTGATACAATTCGGATACGTGTTCGGGGATCAATTCGTCGCGATCTTCCCACGAATGAACGAACAAGTGCTTCCCGCTATGCGGAACGACTCGCGGCTTGCCGTCGACGAACCGCCACGACAAGCCGACCGTGCCGACCGAGCCGCCCATGTTACGCGCCCGGATCATGACCGTGTGAAGGTTGCTCGCCTTCGCGAGCGCGTTCGCGAAGTCTTCGGTCTCGGGATCGTTGTCGCGGATCTCGGGCCATTGTTGATACCCGAACACGAGCGACGTGAAGGCGTTCACGATCACACGGGCGAGCCGATAGGGGTTCGACGGGCGTCGTTGTTCGAGCGGCACATAATGCGCGCTCGATTGCGCCGAGAGAAGCGGTTGCGTCGCAAGCCCGCCCGGTGGAATCAAGCGCCCGTTGAAATCAAATGTCTTCCAATCGTGTTGGGTACACTTGAAGAAGCGCTCTTTGAATTCGAGATCGCGAACGCGTTCCGACTTCACGAAGCCGTTCGCGTTGAAGCCCGGTCCGAACGTTGTCGCATCGACACCGAAGCTCGACGCGACGTACAACGCACCGCCACGCTCGACCGCCGTCGATGCCGTTCCCAACGAACCATAGATCGCGGGCATGTTCACCATCTCCTTGCTTCGGCAAGTCGCGCTTCGAGACTACCCGCAAGGGGCGCGTCGGGCGGCGGCTCGGGTCGTTCGTTCGTTGCAACCATGCTCGCCGCTTCGGTCGACAACGGGGCGACCGGGGCGACCGGGGCGAAGGCTTCGTCGGCAAGCTCTTCGGCAAGCTCTTCGTTGAACGTGTCGACACGCTCGGGCGCACCGAAGGTCGACACGGTGAATAGTTCAAGGTGTTCGGCGGCTCGGGCGAGCGACCGAGCAACCGAGCAACCGATTCGGCTTGCGACACGACGAACCATGTGCCGAGCCTATCACGGCGGGATTCATTCCGCCGCTTGCGTGACCGCCGACCACATGACGCGAGCGCCGACCGCCGTCGCATAGATCGAGAGCCCGAGATACCCTTCGAGCGTGCAATTCAAACGGTTCGATCCCCGGATCGTCCACCCGCCGAACTTGTCGGGCGGCGTGTCGTTCAACTCGATCGGTTCGCCCATCGCACCGAGCCCGCCGGTCAACGTGCCGACTTGCCCGCTATTGTTCGTGCAACGGAAGATCCCCTTCGTTTCCTTCGCCCCTTCGATCGGCATGATGCGAGCCGCCCAGTGGAACGAAGGGAAGTCGGGCACCGCGTAGATCATCATCGGACAAGCCCGAAGCCCGATCATGCGGTCGAAGTGTATGCCGCTTCCCCACGATCGCCGGAAGTACCCCGCGACCGCGTTGTTCGTTGCGAGCTTCGGATCGAACGGAAGCACAACGCCGCCGCGTCGCTCGACCGCCGCGATCTTGTTCGCGCCTTCAAGGATCTCGCCTTCGGGGATCTCGCCGTTCGGATCCCAAACAAGGATCTTCGCCATGCCCTAGCCTCCAATCGGGTTGGTTGTTCACCGACCGCGCGACGGTCGTCGGGGTCGGTTCGCGATCGCCGTCGCGATCGCGTTCGCATCCGCTTCTTGCTTCGCCCGGTCGTCGAGAATGCCGCGAACGAACGCGTCGCGTGCATCGACGGGCGCTTCGTTCGACTCGGGAACGATCACGCGGGTCGGCACCGCGAACCGCTTGCC